AACGTTCCTGATGCTACGATATTGACATCTGCTTGTCCCCCATAATGGATTCCTAAAACAATCGGCTCATATCTGAAGGATATTGGGTACCCTTGGATTGTGTCACTATTACATTTTCCCCACTGTTTAATATCCTAGGATAAAGTAGCATACTTCTAATGGATTCCCTTGACGACTGCTTGCTATTTTCACATTCATGCTGCTTTTGCTCAGGCCGCTGCACTCTGCTTTTTCATCTACAACGTTTCCAGCATCACCCAAAACATTGGCAACCGCAAATAAACCCGAGTTTTTAAAATTTATGGGCAGGGTTGCGACAACTCGTACTTCGTACCCTTTTGTGGTATCCCATGTATTTAAATCATTAGGCGTCCCCGATACTGTTCCCCACTGTTGAAAGGATATGAATAAAATGTCGGAATCTATATATTTAATTTTAGGAAATGCTGAAGACAAAAAGCGGTCAAGTGTTATTTTAAATGAAGTAAGTAATGCAATTTATGCGATGGATGTCGTGGCCAAAAGCTACGGCGTAGCATTTAGTGAGACACTCATCAAACAGTTATACGATGAGCTGGAAAAACATATAAATCAGATGGCTCAGTCGTAAATTATCAAAAATATTCTGTTAGATGAGAATCGCATGAGCGCTATTATCAGCACAATATTTAATTTTTAAAATTTTGTAATGCATATGAATTCTGCGATTTTAATCATAGCAAATTATGAACACGAAAAAACGCCAATGAATGCGTATTTAACAACATTCAAGGCGTTTTTATTTTGAGCAAATTATGTGCAAATTATTGTAGTAGTTCTATGCATTTGCGAAGCTGTCGTAAGGATTTATGTGTATATACCCGGTCGGTCACATCACCTCCAGCATGACCTAAAATCCTACGTTTTGCGTTTTCATTGGCACCGGCATTATCTAGCAAGGTCGCGACGGTATGACGGGTGTCATGAGGCGTGTGATTTTGACCATGAATTTGGGCCATTACTTTGTTCCAGATTGCAGATCGATATTGTGAATATTCATATGGATTGCCATCTGTATTACAAATCAAAAATTTACCAGGGGACTGTAATCGACTTTCAAAGAATGGTAATATTCGCGAATGAATTGGAATGATGCGGATACCAGATGACGTTTTTGATTTTGTGATGCGGATATATCGTTGTCGAAGATTAATATTGCATTTTTCAAGGTGGAGTAATTCACCGACACGCATGCCTGTATACAGCAGAATTAATACAGTATCCCTGTCAGCGATATCGGTTTGCTTCCATAATTTGTTGATTTTCTGGCGCGAGAATACATGATGCGGATACACCGGGTGATTTCTACCAATTGATAGTAGCAACGCATAATTTGTACGACATATATTAGACTTTTGCGCATATTTAAAAAGCAGGCTCAGTAAATTCTTGACCTTTTTACAACTTGAATATGATAGATGTTGTTTTTGCCGCATGGAATCAATGACGGATTGCAAATCGAGAAAAGTTAAATCAGAAAAAGGTTTGTCATACAAGGAAAAGCAATGCTTATATGAATTTTCATAACTAGCCTTCGTACTATTTGACAGTTCAGTATTTTCATTCAAATGGAATGGAAGCCATCTGAAATATAATTCAGAGAACGTTATTGTTTTTCTACGGAAAGGGCGGTGATCTTGGTGATGATCAGCATAATAATTGGCTTGGAATACTTTTGCATCATATATCGATTCAAACGACGCAATATATTTTTGCTTGCCGGCGACGGTAGTTACAAAAGCATACGGCCTCCTCCGATTACCTCCCATAATTCTGATGCAGCCATAGCCATTAGGATTTTTCATAAGAAACACCTCATTATATTTTAGTTTACATTTTATTATAGGAGAAAACATATGAATAAAACCAATGTCCAATATTATGGGGCGGGATTTGATGCAAACGGACGTCGAATCGTGTCTAAGATTTGTGAATTTGATCCAGAAAAAGAAAGAAATAGCGATAAGGTATCTGCCTTGATTAACGAAATTAAGGCTATGTCTGAAGATATCGCTATTGCAGAAATCATTAATGCAGATGCTTATGACAAGTATCTAAATGGAGGATGCATCAGAGATGATACGACGGGGAAGCCAGTTAAATACGTTCCGCCAGAACCGACTGCCGAAGAAAAGAAAGCCAGTGCTGCATCTAAAATTGCTGCTGAATATACCCATCAGCTTGATGAGCTGAAAGAGAATCTATTGACAGCAGTAATGACAGGAGACACAGAACTTGAAAGTGAAATTAAAGCGGAATACCAGGATTTGATTACTGCATATAACAAAGAGTTGGAGGCGTTATAAATGAAACGGTGTAAATTGTGTGCTCGTAAATTAGATGACAATGGGAATTGTAAAAATGAAAAATGCCCAGAATGCATCCGTGCAAAAATTAATAAAGCAGCAGAAGAAAGTACAGCAAAGGCGGGAAATAAATGATAGAAGCAGTAATCAATTTTTTTCGCGAGATGGACCCGGAAGGGACCGAAATAGAGTGGGGAGCAGCAGTATCATGCGTTGGAACCATTTTTTCATATCTGGTTGGATGGAATACAGTAATAGAAGCATTATTAGTGGCCATGGCTATTGATTATATTACTGGAATCTTGGCGGCATATATCAATCCCAATATGCAGCTCAATAGTCAACGCGGATTCAAGGGAATATGCAAAAAAATCGTGATACTGTTGCTTGTCGCATTGGCTCACGAATTAGATCGGGCAACTGGACAGCCGGCTGTCCAATCGCTAGTTGTGTGGTTTTTTTTGGGAAATGAGGGTTTATCAATTATTGAAAATGCGGCAAAAGCCGGTTTACCGGTGCCAGCCAGATTAAAAGATACATTAGAACAATTGACCAACAAAAAGGAGGAACGAAAATGAAGGTATTTATCAATCCGGGCCATGATATTAAGTATGATAGTGGCGCAGTACATTATGACGCGGATGGAAATGTAGATTTGCGCGAATGCGATGTAGCAGCCAAAATCGGTACTGCTGTGCAAAAATATCTTGAAGCGGCTGGCTGTGAATGCTATTTAATGCAAAGCGACAATTTAGCGCCGACGCCGACAGGGCGTAGCGACTATAATGATCGCCAAGGGATGACTGTTACTGAAACAGCTAACGAATGGGGAGCAGATGTTTTTGTATCTATCCACTGCAATGCAGCGAACGGCAATGCTCGTGGGACAGAAACCGAATGCTACAGCCAGACGGGCAATGGAGGAGGTTTAGCCCGGTTCATTCAATCCCAACTCATTGACAGCATTGACACCGTTGATAGGGGAGTAAAAGAAATGCCTGGGTTGCTTGTACTCCGCTATACAGACATGCCGGCGGTGTTAGTTGAAACAGCTTTTATTGATAATGACGACGATGCGCTATTGCTGGTACAACATTGGGATGATATTGCTCGAGCAATTGCACGCGGTGTAACTGACTATGTACAATCTATTTTTTAATTAAAATCATTAATATATGGAGGAATGAACGATGAGTAAATGGACAGAAGTACGCGACGGGTTAGTATCAGCATTAGATGTTAATGAGGTGGCCGAAGCGGCAAAAGACCAGTTGACAGCCAGTTTAATCAATGATGGCATGCCGGCGATCGAAGCTGTTGCCGACAAATTCGTTACACAGATTCAGACCCAGGCGGCATCTGAAACCGGCTGGAATGCGATTCGTGATAAATTTGTGTTGCCGCTCTTAATTAACGGTACCATCTGGCTTACTAAACTGGTGCTGAGCAAGAGTACTACAACGGTTAACAACTAAATACCAAAAAGCCCGCAACTCTATTATTTACCTAGAGTTACGGGCGTATTTTTTTGTCAAAATCAATCCAAAACGATTGACAATACAGCGAAAAAGATGTATAAGAAAAAGAAAACTAAGCTACATATTTTGAACATACAAAATGATTTATGAAAAATGTAAAGAGGTTAGAGTGAACATTTAAACGGTTCACCACAGGCAGCTCATGCATTTTGTATGAGCTGCTTTTATATTGTATGATCCTCATTCTTTTTGGTTAGCCAGGTGAATAGATATGAAGTATGGATATGCTT